ACAAAATATAATATTCCACTAGGTGCTAGTCTAGAATCATTATCTGTATTTAAGGTTGATTGTTTTTCTATTATTGAACACGAAATAGAGAACATTAATAATCATCGGAAAGAACATGGCTAAAAATGTCGTAATAAAAATAACTCAGAAAGGTGCAAAGAAAACTGGGGCAGCATTAAAGAAGGTAGGCGGTGCAGTAACCTTTCTAGGGAAAGCGTCAGCAGTATCAGGAGCTGGAATTGCAGCATTATCTACAAAATTAGCTGGTGATTTTCAAAAAAGCCTGTTAGAAATATCTACCTTGATGGATGATATGCCTGTTGAGGTATTGAATATAAAATTAAGAAAAATGTCAAATGAATTAAGGAGTGTTTCAGCTTCTTCTGGTTTGGCTCTTGATTCATTAAGTAAGGCAAGATATGACATTGTTTCCGCTGGGTTTAGTGAAGCAGCAGATTCAGCAGCGGTTTTAGATGCTAGTGCAAGGTTAGCAGTTGGAGGGGTAACAAGTGCCGCAGAAGCTGCGGACTTATTAACAACCTCACTAAACGCTTTAGGTTTAGATGCAGATAATGTGAATCAGGTTTCAGATGAATTATTCATGACTGTTAAGCTTGGTAAAACAACAATGACAGAGCTTGCTGCAAGCATGGGGCAAGTGTTGCCATTTGCAAAAGGTATGGGAATGGATTTGAAGGGTGTTGGTGCTTCTATGGCTACTCTTACAGCTTCAGGGATTTCTACTGCACAAGCAACTACATCATTAAGATCAGCAATGCAAGCCCTGCAAAGCCCAACTGAATCATCAAAAACATTAATGCAAGATATGGGCATTGAAATAAAAAGGTTTGATGATGGAACAGTAGACCTTGTTTCTACTGTAGAACAATTTAAAGGTATTGATCCAGACACAATGAGGAAATTAATACCTAGTGTTGAAGGTATTCTAGCTATACAAACAATGGCTCAAAACTTTACAACACTACAAACAAATGTAGATAAATTTGCAAATAAATCTGCGGGGGCTTCTGAAACAGCATTTAAGAAAATGACTAATTCGTTTAATACACAAATGTCAATGCTGAAGAACCACATGGCTAACATCATGATCACCATTGGGGATATTATTATAGATTCAATCAGCCCAAAAGTTAAAGAAGCAAACAGTATGCTCCAGCAGTTAGGCGATATTGGATGGGATCATATTGGTGCAACTGTTTCCGAAAACATTGGTTCAATCATGAGCATGGTAAATGTGATGGCAACATCCATCATGAATATCTTAGATGCCCACATGGCTGTTCTAGGTTTAAAAATTAAAAAGACGATAAAAGAATTAATTCCTGGTTCTAATTTGTTTGGCACAATAGATGATATGAATGCACAGATTAAAATCCTTACTGAATCTGCTGCTTTTGCTACAGAAGCAAATATGAATATTATGAAAAATGCGTTTAATTCTACTTTCACATTTGTTAAAGAACAAGCTCAAGAATCTGCAAATGCTCAAGCTGAAGCAGACCAGAAAATTTTAGATTCCAATATCCAACTCAATGAAGGTTTAAGGGGTAATCGGGAATCAGACCTAGAAAACTTTACTGAAATAGAAACACAAAGGGCAGAGGTTGAAAGAGATTTATTAACGACTAGGGAATTGGCACAAAAACAATATTTTAATAAAGTTGCAGAGCAAGTTAAAGAATTAAAATTGTTAGGGGTAGACCATACTAAGGCAGAACAGCATGGGACAAAATTGAGAACCCAATTCATGTCTCAAGAGATAGGTGCAAAAGCAAACCAAGCTTCATCTTTTTTAGCCCTTGCAACACAAGCATCTGCACAAAATAAATCAGCAGCAATGAGGACTAAAATGCTGGCGAAAGGGGAAGCTGTTGTAAAAACATTTGAAGCAGCGAATAAAACTTTCGCTCAATTTGGTGGGTATCCTATGGGTATTATCCCTGCGGCTTTAGCCGTCGCAATCGGAATGGAAAATGTTCGTCAAATAGATGCACAGCAGTTCGCATCTGGTGGTATCGTACAGGGGGTTAATACAGGTCAGGGGGATACAGTTCCAGCTATGCTTACACCTGGGGAATTGATTTTAAACCAGGCACAGCAAAATAATTTAGCTGGTGGAATGGGGCTTACAATTAATTTCAATGGTGCAATCACGAATGATGAATATGTTAAAGATTTTATTATTCCAGAAATAGAAAAAACCATTAGCCAGAATCTTGCATAATGGCACTAACGCTACCAGCTTCCTTTAGTAGCCATTCAACGAAAAGGAATTGGCTGTTCCAATTACATTATGATGATGAATCAAATTTTACTGGGGTTGGATTTTACGATACAGTTGTAGAGTCAATTAACTATTATGGGGCGGTATTAAACAAGCCTAGCATTAGAGAGTCTATTGACCTTAAAAACAGTAAATCCAAGACAGGGAATGTTTCCCTTACCCTTGCGAATTTTAAATACCTAGCAGATGATTTTTCAGCAGAGGTATTTGGGGGTTCCAGGGATTATATAAATAGGAAGGTTAAAATATATATTCAGCCTAATGATGTTACAGGCATCAGTGATTGTTTACTAATATATACAGGAAAGCTTACTAATATTTCACATAACCAAGAAAAAATAAAGCTTTCTATAAATGCACAGAAGCCCTGGGATGGCGTTGAAATACCACAGGTAAAAACAGATAAAAATAATTATTACCCTATTGCTTATGGGGATTATACGCCTAACTCTGCAGCCGTAGCAGATCCCCCAGCAGATGATGACGATTTTAGAAACAGAAAAACCTTATACCCTATACCAGTAGAAGAAAGAAGAGGTGATACATTGTTTGCACTTACAGGGATAAGAAACACCGCTGCAAATGCTCAACCACACTACTATGAAAAATCTATAGATAAATTTATCCCACTAGCAAATCATGCATCAACCTACAACACAGTAGATGCAGCGAATGAAAGCTATGGGGATGGGTATGCTGTAAGGTTTCACCAAAATATGTTAAGGAAGGTCGTTTTTAAGCCTGCAGAAAGAACTGCTAGTGGTACAGGCTGGCAATCTAATGACAATGCTTTTAATGGTGCGCTTGCAGATACGACTAATTATACTCAATTTGATTATGATGCAGGGTATGCTAATAATGAAACAAGAACAATTAGTTATAGCTTGCCTCAAATTCATGGATTTCCTTCTTTACTGGTGTTTCATTATACACTTACAGGCACAGCCACGCTTTCTAATATTTCAGGAAGTGGAGCTGGAAGAGATATTCAAATAAAATTAATAGATAATACTTTTGGCTCTGGTGTTGAGTTAGGTCATATAAATCTTGATGCAAATGAAACTATCACAACCCTATCATCTTCTCCAGGTAACACAGATATTTCAAGTGTCGCTATAATCAAAACCCAATCAGATAGGGATTCAGCTTTTTTAGCAAGTAGTTCTGGCTGGGGGGAAAGCTTTGATCTACAAGTCAAGCAAACAAGAAATCATTCTAGCATAGATGGGGATGTGTTAATTCAATTTAGAATTTACGATTTAAAAATAGAAACTGTTTCTCAATTAGACTTTAATAATACATCCAATGGCGGCACAAAAGCAGATGCATACAAATTCCTTGATGACCTAGATTTTGTATATTGTGGGGCAAATGGATTAACGGATAACGGCTGGAATAGTAATTCGGCGATCACAGAAATACACGAGGCTCACAGGGATTTACTGCATAGGTTCACATCCTATACAAATTCTAATACTCCTACAAATTGGAGTAGTGGCACAAATATAAATCACAACACCACAGGGAAAGACTGGCAAATAAGATATTGGGTAAACAAACCAACCTCATTAATTAAAATACTTGAATTGCTACAATATGAGGGCGGTTTTATTTTCAGGTTCAATGGGCAAGGTGCAGGTGAATATATTTATATACCTGATTCTATTAGCACAGACCACACATTAAACACAGATGATTTGGCAGATATAAATATATCCCTATCCCCAATGAGCGAGGTGGTAACAAGTATGGACATTGAATATAGGAAACACCCTGCTTTATCTGGTCACATGGCAAAAGTATCTGCAACAAATTCAACAGCCATTAGTGATTTAAAAATAGGCACAAATGAAAATAAAAAAACAATAAGGCTTGATGCTTATGTAGGTGATGCAAGTGGTGAAAATGACATACCAACCGCATCCACATCTAATGTTAATGATGATTGGTATTCTTATTACGACAACATATTAGGCAGCCAAAAACTAATCGTTGATGCTACTGTGGTCAGCCCCCTGTTCTATGGAATTGATGTAGGCGATTTTGTTGCTTTTAACACAATGCCAGTTGATCCGTTTGGTGCTAGTTGGTCAGGGAAAGATTTTATTGTCACAAGCGTTCAAAGGCAAATCGGGAAATTAAAATGCCAATTTAGGGAGGTATAATGGCTAAAACTTTTTATTATGATTCAGAAGGGTTATTAGAAGCAACAATAAATGATGGAACATATAGTGGCTCAAGTTGGTCTAATGATACGAGTATAACAAATGAAGAAAGGCTGGTTGACCAATCTATTGCCACTGCTGCATCTGGAATTGGAAATGCCGATGCTCTAAAAATTACATTTACAGCTTCTAAAACACTTGATTTTATAGCTGTTTATTTTAGTGCTTCCGAATCAGACAACCTTGCATTATATAGAGAAGTGAGTACTGATTCTTATACCTCAATTAAGGCAATGACTGCAACATTTTCGGCTGGTTGGACAGTTGGCGAATTTAGCGGTGCTGCTGGTACAAATTGGCATTTAGCGTCTACAAGTGGGGTTATTGCAAACCTTACAGAATTTATTGTCGGGCAAAAATTAGAATTTGAAATGAACCCAGACATAGGTATGGGTGAATCAGAATCTTTTAATACAGAGGTGAATACGAGCATAGGGGGTATTGAATATGCGGTAAAAGTTGGTGATCCAAGAACCACTATTAGTATGAGTTTTTCAAGTGTTTCAAGTACCTTTAAAGATAATTTGCAAAGCATGGAAGCCCAGGTACAAGACTATAAGAAATTCCTGTATTCTGAAAACGGCACAACTGGTCCGTTTCATTATGTACGGCTAGACAAACCTATTGATTTTAAAGAGGTTTCATACCAAAGGTATTCATGCTCAATAAACCTAGTAGAACAATTATCTTAGGTTATAATGCTTAAAATATAGTAAACTTCTCCCATGTAGGCAGGGGTGATCAGGGCGATAACTCCATTTTGTCCTTATTCATAACTAAGCACCTCTGCCTCTCCCCCTTACCCTTCCCTAACCCTTATAAATAAATTTTAAAGTGTTTGTATATTAACTTTTTTTGTATTACTATTGTTTATGAATAAAAATAACAATATGGAGTTTTCAATGATAAGCAATAAAAAATGGAATCCAGTAATCGACCTCAGTAATCATACTGAAGTGCCAGTTTACTTTTTAATGTGGAAACTAATAAAAATGGGGTTTAAGGTAGAGGAGAAGGTTGGTATATCAAGATTAACAATTTGGTCTGATTGTGATTGGGAAGTTGCAAACACTCTTCTTGAAATGATGTATAACGACATGAAATGGGAAAAAATTAACAATGACCATTATGAAGATAAAGTAAAGAATTTTCTTCATTGTGAACTTATATAAGGGGGTAAGTAAGATGAAAATGATGAGAGAAATAGCCTATTTAGAGATGTTCGATGAAGTTATAAAAATAGACGATATGGAATATACATTAAATTGTGTAGATGAAGAATATGGTGGGGAAATATACTATTGGCGGTATGATGCAGAAGTAAGCCCTAAAATATTTGATGGATTCTTTAGAAAGGAATATGGTTTTAAAGATAAAGCGTCAGAATTGATATATGAAATCCAATACAAACTATCTTGTTTTTATGAAAGCGGTCATGTATTAAATGATTGCAGATTAGGTCGAGACGGAGCAGAAGAAAAAAGATGGGCAAAAGATAATATAAAACAGATAAAAAACTGGCTAAAGAAGTGGAAAAAATATAAAGCACAAGGGGGTAAGTAAGATGACTTTATTATCATCAATATTTGATTTAGGAATAAAGCCTAAAGCAAAAAAGAAAAAGTCTATTAATCTTAATAAGCAAGAAAAAGAGATAAAAAGAAATTTAGCCAATCACTTGATGATTGATTCTTTCAGGGGTTACAGATACTTCTTTTCTTATCAGCATGGAAATGATATTCATGAATGTAGTGGTGTAAATGAGTTTATAAAATCAATCACAAACAATGAGTGTTTTACTGAAGAAAGCTATACTGTAACTGCTGAATCAATATTGGGTAATGGCTATCAAACTTCACTTGTTAATGTCAATGATTTATTAGGGGGTAAGTAGTGAGGGGTATAGTAAAGAATACCAAATCAGATAGCATTCTTAGAAAGGTATTGGATAAGGTACAACATGGGTATCATGGCAAGGTTTATTCTAGAATGTGGTTTAAGACCATGAATAAAAGAAGGAATGCTTTAGGCTTTTCAGCTAACCAATTAAATATGAACCAATATGCTTTTCTGGCTTTGATCAATAATAAGTGGGCTTTCTTTGCCAACCCTGTTATTGTAAGGGCTTCAGACAAAACTATTAAAGATGTTGAAGGATGCCTATCAATTCCTAATGTACAATATGAGGTGACTAGGCATGATTGGGTAGAATTAGACTGGGAAGATAGACAGGGCAATGGGCATACTGAAAAATTTAAAGGATTGAACGCTGTCATAATACAGCATGAAATAGACCACTTAAATGGGGTTTTAATAGGTGATAAAGGGGAGAAAAAATGATATTATTTAGAGAACTTGGTGAAGATATAATAAAAATAAAAGCATCTAAGTGCAAAAAGCCAAAATTCAACAGTCAAGCAAAAGGTGCCACATGGGATTTTGATAGACACTACATTGATGGTCACCAAATAATGATTTGGATAGAAACGTCTTGGGGTGAATACGCATACTTTCAACTTGATGGTCAATGGTACAAATTTAGAATGCAGTCAAGTTGGAGAGAGTATGAGATGAATGACAATTTGGATTTTGGTCAAGAGTTTAATGTTAAGTTTTCAACTAAATATGGGGTTAGGTAATGGGTAGAGTAAAAGGAACTGCACCTAATTATGGTGGGGTACAACGAAAAGCAGAAATCATATCTAAAAAGTATTATGCCACTATTAGTTGGGATAAATTAGTTGAGGGTGGTGTTAAAAAAGCAGAGGCAGGCGAGTTTACAATTCAAAGAGATAAACTTAGTTGGCTGTGTGAAGATGTTGCAGAATACCTAGACAAATACAAAGCAAGGGGGGCTTATTTAGATTTAGCCAGTTTTGAAATGGAGCTTCGTAATGGAGCTTCAACAAGAAATATTACTAAAGATGTACTGAACAATATAAGGGGGAGTAAATAATGCCATATCCAATGCTAAACAAACATAGTGAAGCTCAATATTTAGAGCTTGAAAAGAATTATTTTAATTTATTTAATGCCTTGCAATCCTTATTGACCCACACAGAAGGGGAAGATTTTGATGAGGATTCAAAAAGGCTAATTCACTTTAGTGCTTTGTGTATAAGAATTAATCAAATTGTGGAAGAGTACGCAGACTTTACCAGCAAGGTTCAGGATGTCATGTTTAAAGGGGACTCCGCAACTACAACCCCCATTCCTGAGCCTTCTGGTGATGTTCAAATCATAGAGCATAGAGAACCTAAAACTGTTATTGTTCTCAAAGTAAATAAAAAAGAATATGGGCATATCATAGAAGCCTTAGAGCACTTTGCTAGTATGTACCCAGATCTCAAAGTAGCAGATGAATTTCAGCAGCTATCAAATGATATAAAGGATTTAAAATGAGCTACTTTAACACTACATCTGAAAAGGGTCATGAGCTTAAAGAAAGCCACAGAAAAGCAAGAAGCCAAGAAGAGTTAATATATTCTTATTTTCTTACCCATGGTAAGCCATTAAGCCCCTCCCAGGTGCTTAAAAATTTAAAGTTAAGCTGTCCAATTACTTCTATAAGAAGGGCAATGACCAACCTAACTGATGACAATAAAATAATAAAAACTAATATTAAGGTAAAAGGAATGTATGGTAAAAGAGAGCATCTTTGGAGACTTAAAACTACTGAAGATGATAATGATGCAGATCAATACAAACTATTTTAAAGGAGTATGATATGAGGTATTATTGGGAAGTTTTATTTAGCACAGAGTATTTTCCATATTGGGAGTTCACCATGCTTATGATATTATTATTAAATCTTAGTATGCTTTGGAGATTGCACAGAGTAGAAAAAAAGATAGACATTCAAAATGAATTATCTCATCATATAATTGATGAGGTGGAGGAATGATAATTATGAATATAGCAGAGTGGATAGGAAACTTTTTTATTTTAGGTATTGCAGCACTTATATGGGTTTTAGTTGTATTTGCTGTGATGATGATTATTTCAATGTTAAATAAAACAATAAAGGATCTAACCAAATGATAAACATACTAGAAAGAATAATTGATTGGATAGACAACACCCTTCCAATAATTATAGCACCATTAGTGATAATAGCTCTGATAAGGGTTATATATCAAATGATAACATACTAAGGAGATACTATGTTAAAAATGAAAATACAAAAAACACAAAAAAACAAGTTGTTTGTTATTCAATTCCAAAAACCCTTTGAGGATGGAGAATGGGCAGAGGATAATTTTCAAAACTCTGTTTATCAAATACAATCAAAACTTCTAAAGGGTAGCCAATCAAGCCTTTTGTCAGGTAAAAACAATGAATATAAAATAAGTATTGGACAGGAGTTTATTTGGACAATTTCAGAAGCCTTATTTAAACAAATGTCAAACATAAAAGGGGAAGCAAGGGTTGGAGTTGTTATGGCTGTTTCAGGCACTACAACTGAATGGAGAGTAAATGAGGTCAATGATGATACAAACCTTGAAGAATTAAAGATTTTTGATTCTAGTACAGATACAAGTCATAATGTTGAGCATAAGCCTGAAAATGGTGTAGATAGAGATATTGCAATCAAGTGGGGTATGGCTTTTAATAATGCTACAAGGATTGCAGCTTCTGAAGAGGGAAAGCCAAAGGACAAAGTTGCTATCATAAAAGACCTAATGCCTGAAATGATGATGATTGCAACTGGGCTTGATGAATATCTAAAGAGCCTAGACTCAAGTGATGATGATCTACCATTCTAGGTTAAATAAAAAAGGTTCTTTATTGCCCTGGGTCAAGTATTATGAAAGGCTGTTAGAGCAAGGTAGAATAGATAATAAAGGTGGTGCATACCAAAGGCTTAAAATGTTAAGAAATAGGTACATGGCATTGCTTTGAAAAAAGCTGAAAGGAACAAGCTGCATAAATTAGTTAGAGAATATGTGTTACTCAGGGACAAGGTATGTTTGAGGTGTGGAAAGTCTGATAGGCTTCATGCCTCACATATCTACCCTAAAGGCAAATATAGAAAGATGCAATTTGATGTTGAGAATGTTAAGGCTTTATGTGTTGGTTGTCATCTATACTGGTGGCATAAACACCCCATAGAGGCTAGAGAATGGGCAGTAAAAACATTGGGTAAGGGAAGGCTTAATAGATTGAAAAAACAAGCTAATACAATAAATAAAAATAAATTAGATTTTAAAGAGTTAGAAACTGAATTAAAAAACAAAATAGGAGAATTAAATGGAGAATATTAAAGAAAAAGAAATAAAAGAGTTACAGTTTAAAATAAAATACCTAAGAGATGGATTGGTTGATATATATCAAGATTTAGTTTCAAAACCTATGAAGTCAAGAGATTATAAAGATGCTATGAGATTGTTGAAAAAAACACAAAACACTTTAGATTATAAAGGAATTTTATAAATGGACAAAAAAGAAAAAATTATTGGATGGAGATTTTCTGGTAAAACATACAAAAATAAGGAAGATTGTCCAATTAGTGATCCAAGACCTATATATAAAAATGAAAAAACAAAAAAAATGGAGAATAGAAATGGCTAAAAGATTTATAGATACAAAGATATGGGATAAGGCTTGGTTTAGAAAGCTATCAACCAAGAATAAACTTGTATGGATTTACTTATTAGGTAAATGTGATCATGCTGGAATTTGGGATGCTGATTGGGAATTAGCAGAGTTCATTATAGGTGAGACTGTTACTTATGAAGAGCTGCCAAATACCATTAAAGAAAAGATGGAATACATACAAGGTGAAGAGCAGTATTTCATACCATCTTTTATTGACTTCCAATATGGTGAACTTAAAGAAAATTCTAAACCTCACATGAGTGTAATTAAAAGGTTAAATGATAAGAACTTATTAAAGGGTATGAAAAGGGTTACTATAACCCCTAAAGATAAAGATAAGGTTAAAGAAAAAGTAAAAAAAAAAGATAAAGAAAAAAGAGAATTAGAATTTATAACAAGGTGTGAAAAACTTTATAAAAAACATGATATGTCAAAAGCATTATTAAAACAATTTACAGATTTTTGGACTGAATCAAATGAAGGTGGTAGATTGATGAGATTTGAAATGCAACAGACATTTGACATTAGTAGACGGTTGGCAAAATGGAAAAGTAATGATACTGAATGGAATGGGAAAAACAAAAAAGATAGTTTTGTTTCAAAATTCAAAAGACTTGAACAGGGCTATTATAGAGCTTTTTGTTCTAAGTGTCATAATGCTGAATACCCTAATAATGAATGGCAGATAAAAAATGGTAGTAGTTGCTGTGCAGTTGAATACTTACCAGTAAGACCTAATTAATGAGCAAGGGGGATGAGTATATTATTCATTGGATACTAGATAAGACCAGTCTAAAAAACAGCAATGAGAGGACATTTAAGAAGAATAGGTCATCAGCTTTTGATAAAAGAAAACACAGGATAGATGATGTTATTTTTTTTTGTAACAAATGTGAGCAGACTTGGAGTGATGTACCTCATTGGGTTGATACTAGAAAATTTGTTAAGTACCCCCAGGAGAACATCCCAACAATTGGTAAGAAAAGAAAGGTTTGTTTAGATTGTCAATAACTAATAAATATACTGTTGAATCAATTAAGAAGAATGAAACCTATGATTGGTTATTAAATAAACATTATTTAAAAAGAATACCATCAATATCATATTGCTTTGGATTGTATTCAAATAACTTAAATGGTGTTATTACTTTTGGTAGTTCTGCAAATTATCATTTTAATGATGGCAGCTGCATATTTGAAAATTATAAAGTTTATACAGTTGAGCTAAATAGATTATGTGTTGATGATGGACTAAAAAGAAATGTTTTATCATATTTTGTTAGTCAGTCATTAAAAAAATTACCAAAGCCATGTTGTGTATTTAGTTATGCTGATCCCAATCAAAATCATCATGGGTATATTTATCAAGCTACAAACTGGATTTATACAGGAAGAAGTACAGGGAAAACAAGATACACTTTTGAAAATGGTAGCACATTTGACTTAAATAGGTTTGATAGTTCAAAAGGCAAGGTTGTTAAAAAGGAAAAAATGAAACCTACACATAGATATTTATATTTTCATGGAACTAAAAAACAAAAAAAACAAATGTACAAAACTCTTAAAATGAAATTATATGACTATCCTAAAGGGCAAAATGAAAGATATGATTCAAGTTATAAGCCCACAACTCAAATTAAATTATTTTAAATGTCTATAAAAGATATATACAAAGTTGAATCAATAAAGCCAAAAGAAACACATGACTGGCTTCTGAACAAGCATTATGCAAAAAGAATACCTTCTATTTCATATAGTTTTGGATTATTTGACAATAAAAATGTTTTGATTGGTGTGTGTACATTTGGGTCACCCCCTAGCCATTATCTTTGCATTGGTGTTTGTGGTAAAAAATATTATAAAAATGTTATTGAATTAAATAGACTTTGTATTAACAATCATAAAATTAAAAATCTTACAAGTTTTTTTGTTAGCAATTGTTTGAAAAAAATTAATAAAAACTATATTGTAGTTAGCTATGCAGATACTTCTAAGAATCATAATGGCTATATATATCAAGCTACAAATTGGATATATACTGGTTTGTCAGCAAAGAGAACAGAAAGATATGATAAAAAAAACCCAAATAAACATAGCAAAACTGTTACAGAGTCAATGAATTATAATGATTTAAGTGTAAGGGAAAGACCACAAAAACATAGATATGTTATTTTTATTGGAACTAAAAAATTTAAACATAACTGTATGTTAAACTTAAAATATTCAATTCAAGAATATCCAAAAGGAAATAATATTAATTATGATGCAAGCTATAAACCTACAACACAAGTTAAGCTATTTTAGTTAATAAAGAAATGCAACTGCTGTTTCCTTTTGAAATAAGTGATTGTCAAAAAATAAAAAAAATGACAAGAAAATTAAGGGTTGCAAAAGCAAATCTAAGCACATCTAAAATGAACATAGATTTTCATTTGCAAATACTAAATAATGAAATAACCAAATGAAAACAGAAACCTACTGTGACCTATGTGATAAGAAGAAAGAATGTATTAAGCAGAAAGATGGATTATGGGCTTGTATAGTATGTAGAATGACCTATTATTAAGGAATAACAAATGAAGATAATTAGTTTAGGAATGGGTGTACAAAGCACAGCAATGTATATGATGAGTTGTAAGAGAATTATAGAAAGAGCAGATCATGCAGTATTTGCTGATCCTGGTGCAGAACTTCCAAGAACTTATGAAATACTTGAGTATTTGCAAGACTGGGCATCTTTAAATGATGGCATACCAATTCATGTAACCAATGAAAGAAACTTATTGCAAGATATAATGAAGGCACAAAACTCAAGAGGTGTTAAGTGGGCGGCAATACCAGCGTTTTCTGAAAGTGGTGGCATGATTCAAAGACAATGCACTGGAGAATATAAGATTCAACCAGTAATTAAAAAAGTAAGAGAACTGCATGGATTAAAGCCAAGGCAAAGGATGCCTAAAACAGAAATGTGGTTAGGTATTACATTGGATGAGATACAAAGAATGAAAGAAAGCCAATTACCTAGAATAGATTATGTATATCCATTGATAGACCAAAGGATGACCAGAGGAGATTGTATTAAAATCTTTGAAAGGTTTAATTTTCCAATACCACCTAAATCAAGTTGTGTATTTTGCCCATATCACAGTGATAAGAACTGGAAAGAAATCAAAGATAAACTACCAGAAGAATGGGATAAATGTGTAGAAATAGACAACGCAATAAGAGATAGCACAAAAAGAGGAGTAAAAGACCAAATATTTTTACATAGGTCATTAGTACCATTAGAAAGAATTGAATTTGCAGACCAACAAGAATTGTTTATGTGTGAAGAAGGATTCTGTGGGTTATAACTCTTAGATAAGGGTTGCTAAACCCTTTGTATTATCATTTATTTGTATTATATTTGTTTATGAATAAAACAACAAAACAGGAGTTAAACATGACAACATACTTAAACAATTACAATTCTACACATTATACTGCAATATCTGGTAAGAAGTTCTTTAAAATCAATGAAGGTGACATGGTTCAGATTAGAGATATACATGAACTAGATTCAGATGATTTTGTTAAAGTTGTCCACGCAGATAGAAGAAGTGTTTCAGTTGCTGTAAATTCTACTTTTGATGTTAGAACTTATGAACTTGATAGGGTTTACCAAGTTGTGAGAGAAGGTAAAACAAGTACAGTAAGAGCAACATTTCCTAGTAATTGGTGTAGTGATGATCTTATCCCATATAAGATAACAGGAAATACTGTTAGGGTTTTTGATTTCAAATTAAAAATTGTATGGACTGAATTTAAAGATGGTAAACACTTTGAGGCTTATAGATCACATGATAGTAAAAACTATGATTCATATCTCATGGTTGAGGGCTTTGTAAGTTCAAATGGATGGACTGAGGCTATGGATGAAGGAAGATACGTCACGAGAGAAGCCAGATTCTGGGCAGATGCAATGGTCAAAGTGATTGCAAATATTTACTAATAAATAACTAAAGGAAACCAATCAGCCCCTTAAATGGGGCTTTTTGGGTATAAGGAATAAAAACAAAAAAGGAGTTAAAAACATGGCAAAACCAAATGAGCAAAATGATAAATTAGTAAAAGAAGTAGAAAGAACGATTAAATGGATGAGTGATGTTGCAAGATTTACACGTTCTGATTTAAAAGTTGGATTAGCCTATTCAGTTCAGAGATTATCAAACGCCTTAGGTCAAGAAATGGACAAAGATGTAGAAAGACTTCTATACAGACCTATTGATAAGGATAAGGCTAGGGTGATAAAGGCAAGTAAGCAAAATGAAATGCATACACCTCCTAATGCTTGGCAAGAAATAAAATAAATACTTACCACTAAACCACTAATAAGAGCCTCAGTTAATCCTGGGGCTTTTTTTGTAAGAAAATATTTTATATCTAGTATAAAGAGTATGACTAAAACAACAATAGAAAAATTACCAGATGGTACATACAGGGTTGAGGATACAATCTTTGATAACTATGAAGAAGCAAAGATGTATGAAGATGACATTGAGAATGGTCTAGACCGCAATGGCTTTGGAATACCTAATGATCATCCAGATGCAGAAAGTGAGTTTTATGATTTGGATTAAAAATCCTGTTTACTTTTTAAAGCATACATCACTATTTTATAAATCATATCTTTTAAACTAAATTATACCAACTAAATTATAGGAGTTTACTATGCCAATGGGCAAAGGAACATATGGATCAAAAAAAGGTCGCCCCAAGAAAAAGAAAAAAATGAAGCGTGCCAAAAGAAAATAAAGAAGGCATTGTACTTACTACTGAATTAGTAGGTATAAAGAATCTAAAGAGTACAGGGGTGTATAGATTAGAATTTGATGTCTTTGAGATTGACACCCACAAAGTAAAAGAATTAATAGACAAGTTGAATAAGGCTTATGTAATGGCATTGGTAGAGTATGAGTGACAAACAGAAGGACATCAGAAGGGTTAATGGTCAGTTCAAGAAAGGTCATAAACCAGATACAATGTGGAAGAAGGGACAGTCTGGAAATCCCAATGGAAGAAGAAATGCCTATACTGACCTAATAAAAGATTTTAGCTTTACTAAGGTCAATGATAAAGAAAGAAGGGAAGTAGTTGTATCTAAATTATTTCAGTTGGCAGAAAGAGGTGACTTGAGAGCCATACAGTTCATTGTAGAAAGACTAGAGGGTAAAGCCCTAGAAAGGCAAGAGAGAACAACCAAGTCAGAGCCTATACAAGTAATGGTAATAGATGATTAATTGGACTGTTAACAGGACAAGGCAGCAGATACTAAATGACTCCTCTCGGTTTAAAGTAATTGTAGCTGGTCGTAGGTGGGGCAAAACTATATTAAGTTTAATGTATCTACTCAAAGATGAGTTCAAGCCTAATGAGAGAAGATGGTTCATTACTCCAACTTACAGGCAAGGTAAGATGATAGTGTTTCCAGTATTAAGGCAAATGTTCTCTGGGTTTGACAATGCTAAATTAAATGAATCAGAAATGAGTGTGGTGTTTAGTAATGGTGCTGAGTTAGCAGTAAAGGGTGCAGACAATGAACATAATTTGAGAGGTGTGGAATTAACAAAGTGTGTAATGGATGAGATGGCTTATATAAAACCCCATGTATGGGAAGAAATAATAATGCCTATGTTAGCAACTACCCAGGGGGAATGTTTATTTATTGGTACACCAAGTGGTTATGATATGATGTATGAATTATACAGCAAAGGACAAGCCGATAAAGAATGGCAGTCATGGCAGTTTACTACACTAGAAGGCGGCTTTGTACCTAAAGAAGAAATAGAATTAGCTAAGAGGACAATGGATGAAGTGGTATTCAGGCAAGAGTTTGAAGGAAGCTTTGAAACAACAGGAAATAGAGCAGCTTATAATTTTGATAGAGATACTCATTGTACTAAGTCTGGTGAACTATCCTCTTATTTGTGGTGGGGGGTAGATTTTAACGTAGACTTTATGACAGCGGTTTTAGCCTGCCAGTATACAGATGGCACTGTTCATTTCTTTGATGAACTAAGATTAAAGAATAGCAACACAGAAGAACTTGCATTAGCTATGAAGAAGATAGCCCCTAACATAGAGTGTTATCCTGACCCTGCTGGTAAAGCCAGAAGCACAACCAGTAGAAGAAGTGATCATCAGATACTAAGGGATCATGGTTTTTTAATTAGGGCAAAGAAATCTCACCCTAGCCATATAGATAGGCTTAACGCACTTAATAGAAAGCTAAAGGATGCAGAGGGCAAGGTAGGTATGACCATTGACCCTAGCTGTGTTTATTTAATTAAAGACCTAGAGCAATGCCAAAGAGATAAAAGGGGTGGGTTAGCAAAAGACAACATTGAGCTTACTCATGCCCTAGATGCTTGCTCTTATGCAATAAGCCATAAGTTCCCTATTCGTAGGATGATTGGTAAAAGTGTTAATTGGTAATGCCTAACAAGAGAGCAAAGGATAGAAAGCGTAAGCGATTAAAAAAGAACAAAGAACTAAAGCGGAAAGGGAGAACTGCTAAACAATACAAGAGGAATAAAAAAGATGTATAATTTCGGAAAGTCAGTAAATAGAGTAGTTATCCCTGAACTATCAGAAGGTGTTGTCCTAGCAAGTGTTAAAGATGCTTATAAGGGATACCTAGAAAAAGAAGATACAAGTGTAATGGAATCACTTGATTTCTATTATAATCAAAACCTAGATATACACTTAGAACAATGGTTTGCTAGTGACAGCCTACAACAAGTACCTCCATTTGTTCAGTCTTGTGTGCCAAGATTTGCTAAAGCTAGGATGATGTTATATAAAGAAAACCCCACTAGGGTAATAGGCGGTGAGGTCAATCAAGATTATAATGATATTGCTTATAAGCTAAATTCTAAGACAAGAGAGTTTGCTGAGCTAACTTGGCTACTAGGTTGTTGCTGGCTCAAGACAAGATACAATGAAAGAAAAACTAGGTTAGAATATGAGTTATTGCCTAGTGTAAAAGAATATTATTTTTATGGAGAGTCAGAGCCTTATGGATACAGCTATGAAATAGAAGGCAATGCTACTGATAAGAGGTATGTATTCTGGTCTGAAGATAGAGAAGGCATGGCTGGTATGCACTTTGAATTTGATGAAAAGGGTAAGAGGTATGCTATACAGGGCAATGATGATATGATAAACCCTTATGGAATAAACCCTATATCTAGGGCAATGTTCACTAAAAACTCTTATGATGTAACAAGGGCTGCCCTCCATATTGGAATAGCTATGACTGAAATAGCATTAAGTACAAGATTTAGATTAGGGCAACCAGTATTCACAGGCATAGATGAAGGACAAAGTAAATTAAGTAGTGGTGTAGATAAAGCACTCATATTACCAGAGGGTGCAACATTTAGCTATCAAAGCCCTTCAGGTAGCCTTAATGAAATGATAGAAGCAGTCAAGGCAATGGCGAACCAAACAGCAGAGAATAATCAATTAAGGATAAGGTGGGGTGAATCGGGAGGATCAACCCCTTCAGGAGAAGCACTAAGGATACTTGAAATAGAAAACCTAGAAGCAAGAAAGAGTGATGAATCCTTATTTAGAGAATGGGAGCATAGTAGATATGATATAGATAGAAAGATACTTGAGGTTCATGGCTTATTAAATCTGTCAGAAGATTATGCTGTGGATTTTGGTGAAGTTTCTTACCCTATGTCGCCCCAGGAAGAAAGGGCATGGCTTGATTGGAAGATGGCTAATGGAATTATGAGCAAGAAAGACCTACTGCTTTATTTTAACCCAGACATGACGGATGAAGAACTAGAAACAAAACTTGGAGAGGTAAGGGAAGAGGTAAGGACGGAAGCAGAAGCAACACAGCCAACCTCTACATTTCAAAGAATACTAAATGCCTAGTGTTCAGCCTGCTGTTGATTCATTCATTGGCGAGATACAAGCACTAGAAAAAAGTTTTGAAAAAGACATAGCCAAACTAACAACTAGGATGGCTAAGATGACTGATACTGAACTTATTTCATCTGTAAGCCAATTAAATTTCTTTCAAGAGTTAGTAGACAAAGGCTATGGTGGTGCATTAAATGCCTTTGATAACGAATATGAAAAGATGTTAGCAGCAGCAATAAAAGAAGCAAAGAGAAGGGGGATTCCTCCAATGGCTGGGGCAAGTGTAGAGGGCTTAGAGGTATTAAGGGATATGAATTATAAAAGACTATTAGGTAGAGCCGAGATGTATGCCGATGAACTACAGATGCAATTATTTAGGGGGGTATATGCTGGGATGCCTCCTAATCAAATCGTATCTAATTTACTAACTGCTATGACAGACAATAAATATAAATTAGCAAGTCATCAATTAAATGTAATTGCTTATGATGGTCTAAAGTCATTTGATGATATGGCAAGATATAAAACATTTCAAGGTCAAGAGGTGAGGTGGATATATGTGGGACCGAATGATAATGTTACTAGGGATGAGTGTAGAGGGACACTAGAAGATGACAGAAATCAAACAGGGTTTAAAGAGTCAGAGATTCCAAAAGATACCCCCTTCGGCATTAGGGGCGGTTTTAATTGTAGGCATAGTTGGATGGTAAGATGAAACCTGGCGAAATTGCAAAGATAAAGAAATCAAAATGGGCAGAGCTTGGCGGTAAGTTGGTCACAAGAATTGTAGAGGATGCAGATAAAGGCATTAGTCAAGATCCAGGTGGTAATAAATTTCCGCCCTATAAAAAAAGCTATGCTGATAAAAAAAAGGCTGGCAAAGCAACACCAAAGGGCGTTAGTGCTAATAGAAAAGTTCAGCCTGCAAATCTTAGGCTAACTGGTGAGATGCTTAATTCAATCAAAGCACAAAAACCTACAACCGATAGTGTAGAAATAAATTATAGATCTGGGCTAAAAGCACAAGGCAACGCAAACCCCCCTAAAAGGTTAAAGAAAAAACGAAGAAACATAATAGGGCTAAATAATAAGAACTGGGAATTTGCTAAAGGTTTTATTGAAGAAGAAATTGATGATAGAATAATAAAGTTTTATAAAAAGAAAATAAAATTTGATATAAAAATATAAATGCAGTTAAGTCATTTTAAAAAAGATACATCCATTATTAAATTTCAATAACCAAAGAAGAGGACAGAATGTCTGAAGATACAAAATCCCAGAGTGTGGAAAACCAGCCAAAGGCTTATGTTGAGCAGCCTGTGGTGGAGAAAGCAACATCAACAGAGGTGGCAACTGATAGCCAGAATACCGACATAGAATTACCCGACTATGGTCAGTTAGTTCAGGAGAGCAAAAAGTATAGAAAAAGGGCGCAAGAATCTGAAGCTAAGTTAGCAAAAATGGAAAAGCAACGAGAAACTGATAGGCAGAAACAAATGGAAGAACAGAACCAATGGCAGCAACTTGCTGAAGAAAGGGCTGTAAAGCTTTCAGAGATGGAGCCGATCGTAGAGGCTTTTAGAAAAGATGAAGCTGACCAGCGTGAAAGGATACTTGCTGATTTTGAAGAGAGTGACAGGGAACAATTTGG